CAGGCCGTTGATGCCGTGCCTGTTTTTATTGCGATGCCCGGACCGGACCTGCCCATGTAGATATAGACTATATCGTACCTACCGTATCCCGATGATCCCGGCGCGTCGTCCAGCAGCAGGTTGTTCGTCTCCTCGGTGGTTTTATTCTTATCCTCCATGAGGAAATCGTCACCATCTACCATCGCGATGTTCGGATAATGTTTGGGCAGCGTCGCCGGGTCGTTTATATCCGGATTCAGATGCGCCCCGTCGCCGCTGGCTTCGCCGTCCAGTGCAAGGAGCATATCGGCAGCGGAAAAACCCTCGGTTATCTTGCATCCGTAGACACAGAAATCGCCCACCACAGCGTACAATTTTCCGGGCGGATATTTACCCAGCACGAACGCCCTGATAGAAGCCACGTCCGTTATGAGTTGATCGACCTTGCTTACTAAAGTCGGGAGTCCCATTTCATTTTTCCCTGATTAATTATCGTTGCAGAGCTGTCTTATGCGAGCGCCGTTGCGGTATACTTCGAAACAGCCGCCCGCCCAACGAAATTCAAGATAGCCTCCTGCCATTTCCCGGATGCGAGCCGCGCTGCTGGTTCCAGGCCCGAGATATTCAGTACCTGCATCAATGGTGCTGGAACAGGATATTGTCGTCCCGCCGGATATCGAACCGGTTAATTGTATGCTTCCGCAGGTCAAAGTGCCACCGAGCTGGCATGATCCACCATAAATTTTCCCTGAGGTCCAGATATATGCTGAGTCGTAAAGAGCACCGATCTGTATTTTAGTGACACCGGATTCCGCATAATAGATCCTGTGGTCACTGGCGTTCATCTCAATTCTTGTGGTAGCATCAACAGATTTTATTGTGCGGCCAATAAGAGTTCCCGTGGTTATCAGGTCAGCGTTAATAGCACCCGTCGTTATCAGGTCGGCATTGATGGCTCCCGCCGTTATATCATCCGCATTCAGGCTACCCCTTATGATCATCTCGCCTTCCGAGTTGTCCCACATCCAGTAATTGTTTGTGCTGGGATTGCCTACGCCGTGGTCGCCTGGACTCGCGGTCCAGTTTCCCTCTGTTATTGATTCCAGTGCCATGATCATTATCAGGTCGCCGTTGTAGTATCCCCTCAGCGCCTTATAATTCATCAGGAAGCCGGTGGTTTTCGGGGTATTTCCTATCACCAGGCCCTCAAGATCGTTATTCCCAACAAGATTCAAATAAAGCCGACCAGTATCTTTATCTAAGGTAAGATTCGATCCCGCCGTGAGACCAAACACGAAATCCCCATCCGCCTGGATCGAAACATAGTCTTTGCACTTGATGAAAGCCGTGTTTCCCGTGGCGTCCAGATCTATCCAGCTCTCCTTGTCATGGCTCATGACCTTGCCGGTTTGTATCACCCCGCCGCGGATGCGCGTATAGTCCTCAGGCAATACCCCGGCATTTTTCCCGGTCACGTCCTTCAGCCACTCGTAGAAGTTCCACTCCCCGAATGCATAGACCTTCCTGGCGTCAATGAGAATGCTTTCCTCGCTCTCGTGGATGTACTTGAGTATGCGGTGCTTCTCCACGAGGCCGTCCACCTGTTCCTCGAGGTTGCTGATACGCGAACAGAGCTTTTCCATAATCGTCAATGCGTCCAGCTTTCCTTCCGAAGTCTGGCCTACGGACTGGCTCCAGGTGCGTCCCTCCTCGGCCTGCACGTTGATCGCGAGTCTTCCTATGATCGCCTTGCCCATTATTGCACTGCTCCCTCGTAAATGACCGGCACTATATAGCTCCTCAAGTAACCCTCATCGGAATCCACGTAGGCCATGCAGGCGAAACTGGCCCATCCTTCACTGAACCACGGAAAATCGGCGTTCGCCCGCGCTTCGTAAATGCCGTTGGATATTTCCTCGAATGAATCGACCGGGAAGTCTGTGCAATTTATAAGCCTGAAGGTGTCGCCTGACTGGTCGACCTTGCCCCACTTGATTATCTCGTAGTTGTCATCATCGTCCTTGCACAGCATCAACCGCGTGTCCCCTTCCCTGTTGTCGGCCCATGCCACGGCCACGTAATTGATAGTCGCACCCGTCTCCGGGCTTATGTCGAACTCCTCATCGAAATAAAGCGCTGTGTCGTCGTATCGACTCACCTTGCGCCATTCTGAGGTGGTGAACTGACACCAGTAATGACCGGCTAGGTTGATATTGGACGGCAGGGGATTGGTCGCATCCCTTATGATGAGCTTCGATTTGGTGGAGCCGGCCTTGATGGTGTCCGTGCCCAGGTTGCCGCTGTCTATGATGTCCTCTTCACCTCCCGAAAGGTTTATGGTCGTGCCTCCGTCCGTCCCCAGGGTGACCGCGTTTTCCCATTCGGATGTGGAGCATAAAAGTTTGATGCCGTTCAACAGTCCCCTGGCTCCGAGCTTATATCTGCACTGGAAGGTGACCCGGTTAACATGCCCGCTTTTATCCGCAGAGAAGAAAACCTTCGGACTCGTGGGAGCATTAACTCCTGTCGGATCGAGTATGGCTCTGGGCCCCTGCACTGTGATATCCGCGCTGGCCCATTCGCTCGGCACCTCATAGATGTTGACCGCCCTTATCCTGACCGTGTATTTGCCCCTGGGCACGTTGCTGACCACATACCAGTTCACCATTATCGGCGTCCCTATGCCATAATAATTTGAAGAACCATAGTGCGCTCCTTCAATTTCGTAATGCAGTATCGAATAGTCCCGCACCTCGTCCCAGGTTATCCTCACACGCGAAAGATAAGCCCCGTCCTGTCTGTAGACTTCCTCGGTCAACGTGAGTCCGGTGGGCGCCGCCACCTCCTCTGGCCGGTAAAGGTCGGTGTCCGGTGCCGGGTCCTTTATAGTGGCATTGCCGTAGTTCCAGTTGTAGGAGGCGGAAGCTTCTTCCTGCAGGTCGAGATCTATCCCGCCATCCCTGGTCAACGTCCAGCCCCGGATCTGAAACACTTTGCTGCTCCATCCCAGCCTGTCCACTGATATCTGCACGCTGTCCAGCACCGCCAGTTGCCACGCCGTGAGCTTGGCCGGGAAAATGCAGGTTATTCCCTGTCGCGCCCGCTCCAGGTGGATCTTCGCTATCCTCTGGGCCATTACCTGGTCTGTTGTGAAAGGCAGCTCAATATCCTTCCATATGTGCTTGAAAGTGTAGTTTTCCCAGTAGTCCCCGTCCGGTGGTTCCTGGTTGGTATTCTCCTGAATGCACAGATAATAACTCCCGCCGCTCAGCACTATGTCGCCCACCGAATATTCGTTCTCACTATCCCACGCGGCCTTATAAACCTTGCCGCCATCATCCTGCGCTGAATAGTAGAGGTTGGTCACCGGCGGAAAGTCCGTGGGCTGCCACATTTTGTCCGCATCCGAGAAAATACCCCGGACAGCGTTGAAAAGATCCTGTCTTTTGATCCGCGGCTGAATTTGCAGGGGACCTCTTAGATCATCCTCGTCAAGTGAGACTGTCGGCGTCTGGTATGCACCGGGTATTATCCGGTATGCCCCTTCGCTCCATACAGGCGGCGTCGCCGCGCCCGCAGTAGCGAGGGCCAGGATGATCTCTCTTGGAGTCATGTTCATCAAAAATGAACCATCGCACATATAACGTTTCTGTTGACCCGTACCTTCGCCGAGTCTCCAGTAAGTATCATTGGGCGGCTCTTGTCCTGTATGCCCGACTATGCACCTGTAGACTGCGCTCCCATGCTTGACCACGTCATTAACAACATATTCGGTCGTGTTCTCCCAGTCTTTGTAAAGGTCCACCATCTCATCGGATTCATTCGCCGCGCTTATCGTCAGAGTGTCGTTTATCTGGCTTTTCTTGCGTCTCAGACCATAATCAGATTCGAGATAATCCCGCATGCATAGTGCCCAGTTATTACTGTAGGCTATCTTGGTCGCCGTCCCGCCCGTGCCCGCGTCGGTCACTTCGATCGGTATCGAAAAACTGTTTTCGTTGATGTAGGTTATGGTATAAGTCCCGTTTATGTCGGGCGTGGCGCTCGAATGGTCCTCTATCCTCACCGTATCCCCGTCGCTGAACCCATGGCCCGTGCAGGTTATAACCGTCGGGTTGGCCACGCTGGAAGAGGTTACATCCTTGGTGGTACGCGGGTCGTAAAGCTTCTTTCCCTGCACTATCGCGGTGACGTTTGGGATGCCGTTCGGGAAGGCCCAGATAGAGAACTTGCAAAGGATATAGACGTAAGCGCAGCCGCGTTGCCTGTGGCTGTCTGTCCATTCCGTCACCCGCGACACCAGGTTGGAATCGGCAACCTGATCTGAGGCGCCGAGGTGCCTGTGGATTTCAAAAAACGGACTGTCGTGGTTGCCGTCATGGTAAAAGCGCGTAATGAAACAACAGCCCCCGGAACCGGCCACAGTGACTTCAACGGGATCTCCCGTTTCGGCGTCTTCGATCGTAAAAGTATAGTCATCGACATAGGTTATTTTATATTTCGTCCCGTTTATGTCCGGCGTGCTTCCGGTATGTCCCTCTATCTTGATATTGTCGCCCGTGGTCAGATAATGCTTTCTGGAAGTTTTGATATAGGTCGGATCATTTACGCTTGAAGAGATGATGGAAATGTCCTCCGGGTTCTTATTGTTGAACAAAACTTCTTTTATGGCATTAAGTTCGTGTCCAGCGAGTGTGACTACCATGTGGAACCACTCGTGCCCCTTCCCGCTCTTGGCCGCTATCGTCTCCACAATGTTCAGTTCAGTATTTACCCCCGCTTCTACTGCCTGCTGCAGGCTAGGCGATATCGGGATGTCTATCCTGAGAAGATCCGTGGTTATTCCATTTTCGGGATCTTCGAAATGGTCTCTGAATATCACCCCCGTAGCATCAGCTCCCACAGTATATGTCTGCTCATCACCCGTGATTTTGAACTCGGTATCCTTTTCTATCGTCATGTCAATGGTATTGTGCGGATGCCACATGACTTCAGTGCGCAGCGTTATAATTTTGTCCCCGACCTCTCCGGCCTGGTCCAGTTCGAGCGCGTACTGGTTTTCGCCCGCATCCGATCCTTCACCCGAAGTGGAAGCCCTGAAGGTCAGCGCACCGGATATCATGCTTTCTCCGTAGCAGACGCGCCTCGGCTGCACGGACGACCGGATTACGTGCAACCGCTGTGTGGCTTCACTCGAAAAGCTCGGGGCCCTAGCCTCGAAAAGCTTGCCGAATCCGTAGGAAGCCGCGCTCATCGCTGTGGCGGTAATGGCATAGGCCGCTATGGTGGCAAACACATTCGGCCCTATCACCGCACCGAGTTCACCGATCGTGGCAAAGATCGACGGCCATGCGGAAGCTAATGCAGCAGCCACGGCCTGGGGCATCAGCCAATCCTCCATGCTGCTATCCACTGGTGCATGGGTATAAATTCCATCCCTCTCTCCCTCGAGCTGGCCACCATATGGCCAATGCATATGCCGAGGGCATTTCCAAAACCTGGACTGTCAAAAAACACTACGTCTCCCCGTTGAGCGAATTTTGGGCTTATCTCCGGATAAAGAAACCGGCCCACGAATTCCCTCAGGCCGTTGGGATAAAACTTTTCGGCTTCTTCCCGGTTTTCATACCTGCCCCGGAATTGCTCGGCGAAATCGATCCCCGTCATGGCCTGTATCACATCGGCGCAGAACAGCGCACAGTCATGAACTCCCCACCTGAACGGCTCGTGTCTGTATGCCTCCACTCTGGCGGCTAATATCTCGGGCCAGTCCTGCTTTCGTTTCAACTTCACATCGGCCCCCATATCACCTCGCCGGAGGTAGCTTTTTCGACGAACTCAAAACCCTTGTCGTCCGGATAGTCCTGTATCTGGTCCTGATGGTTAAAACGCTTCACGTTGGGCTTATCCCATGCCGCCATCGGCGATTCCGTGGTGATGGTGATAACTGCCTTCTCGCCCATTTCGGGTATATCCATCGTGTCCATAAGCCCCTCCCATATCAGTTTTGGATCGGCAATGACGGCATAAGTATCCGGATTTAATGGCGCGAACCACACCTTTACCGACCTGCCCTGATAATGCTCGCCGAGCGCTTTCTGGACATGATCCGACGGGACACCGGAGATCTGGAACGAAAGACCATGCGCTTCAGGCCCGGCCTCCTCCCGGATCTCCTCTATTGCTCCCAAATATCCCAGGCCCAGCCATGTATGACCGTTCCAGGTAAAATTGTATCCGGCATTGCATAATCGCAGGTAGCCGCTCACAAAGTCCATCTCTACGAACAGGAGACATGGCACATGTCCTGCCGATACCGCCGTTATGAAAGCTCCTGTTAGATCCCTTGCCATCAGACGTACATCTCCACGGCGTCGATAGTTATGGCCTCAGCATAAATGCCGGGGCGAAATAGCATTGTGTCTTGCTCATCGTTTATGAGCATCATGGTGCAACTGGCCTTGATAACGGTCAAAGCAGCCTCGTTCGCCGGGCTTGCCCTTAATGCGGGTATAAAAACCAGAGTCGCATCTCCGCTTACATCGCTGTCAACATCCGCTGTCATGATTTTCAGTTCACCGTTGACGGTGAAATAATCACCCGCCTTGAGAATGCCTGTCTGGCTTGGCGTCCATCCTTTGGTGTCAAGACTCTTGCCGGTCTGGCTGGCCCCGTCCACCAGGGGCGTTCCGGTGCCGATCCCGGCAGGATTCTCGTGGCCAAAATCCCAGCAATAAAAGCGGCCTGCCGATCCGGATAGTTTTGAGAGAAAAGCTTTCAGGATGCGGGCATTTGCATCGGAAAGGGCGTTATAGGTGATGATAGCTCTCCACCGGGCACCGGGCAGCTCGAGTGTCTGCACCGCGCCGGACAGGGGACTGCGAAATATCTGGGTACTGGGGGAAAGGTAGAATTGTAGCGCCTGCGGTTTCGGTATGGTTGGCCAGTTTTCGGTTGCCATAGTTGCCGTCCTTTTTGCGGGCTATGCGCCATACACTTTTGCGAATTCGCCTCCCCGCTTTCTGTTATTGAGTATTTCTGCCTTCGTCTCCTGCTTCATGCGTTCCATGGCCCGATAGATGCGCGGCAAGACTGAGGCATCCGCCCCCCTGGCATCAATTGTAATATTCTGGTTGATGGATACTCCTGTATTTCGCCTTCCCACTGCCCTCATTTGCGCGGGGGTTAATACCGATTCATCGTCCCTGATAATGGCAGGTATTTCACGGCCACCATGAAAGCGCGGCGCGCCGGCGAATATGGCGGCAGGCGCCACGGCATACTGCTGGGGGGCTTCTCCGGGACCGCGGCCTGCATGAAAAAGGCTGCTAAGCCAGGGCACCACCGTGCCGGTAATCCATTTATCAAGAGGCTTACTTATCCATTTCCGGGCAAGGATGCGCATTATGTCCTTTTCCAGGCCCTGGAGTACTCCGCGGAGATTTTCAAAATTAACAATTGCATCCTCGGCCGCGGACTGAAAGACATAGCCCAACTCTGAGGTGCTACTCTTCAATTCATCCGTCTTCTCCTTGATTTCGGGCAGATTCACCACCCAGTTGCCCATCCCATCCGCGAATCCTGCTATCACAATATTCGCGTCGCTGAAAGGCTGAACGACGCCTTTATAAACCACGTCTTTGAGTTTTAATGTTTCTTTTCCTACCAGCTCTATTTGCTCTCTGTTCTTTATCCACCCGCCAAGAAGCTCCTTTAATTTGTCGATCTGATCTTCAATCACGGGGGTGCCTGTTTGTTGCGCTTTAATCAGATTCATCTTGAGCTTTTCAAGCTCCAGGTTTATATTGCCCAATACTTTTGGAGTTTCTTTTGCCCCCGGTATTACTTGATCGGCCTCAGCCGGGGCAGGCACGGCCGGCGCAACCCGGGCCGCCTTTTCCCTCATTTCATTGAGCTGCTGCATAAGATTCAGGCGTTCAAGAATAAGACTCCGTTCTTTTTCTGCCACAATCAAGTCTATGCTTTCTGATCGCGGCCCGATACGGCTCTGCTCGCGCATCAAACTGAGCCTTTCGGTGATTAATCTAATCTGCTTTTCAAGCTGGCCCTCCGTCTTTTCGAGCTCAATGCCCCTCCACCTCAAAAGCGTCTCGAGAAACCTGTTCACGGCCCTGACAAGAGGACCGCCGATCGTTATCGCCGCCGCAGATGCAAGGCTTTTAAGCCGCGCCATGTTGTCGTTGAATTGCTCCGAATCACGCGCAAAATCTTTCGATATGACAATACCCAGCCTCTGGGCCTCGCCACGCATCTGTTCAAGCCCTTCACGTCCCTTGTTGAGCATCGGGATGATCGCTGTTCCGGCCCTTCCGAAAATGGTCATGGCCAGCGCGGTCTTCTCCGTTCCATCTTTCATCCGGGCGAACTTGTCTGCCACATCACCCATGACTTCATTGTTGTCACGCAGTCGGCCATGGGCATCCTTTATCTGGATCCCGAGCATCCGGAAAGCCCTGGTCGTCTCATTTGTGCCCTGCGTTGCTATAAGCATATTTTTGGATAATTGCTGGACGGCCTTGGCAACCCCCTCGAAAGATGTGCCGGATAATTCTGCCATGTATCGGTATTCGCTTAACCGCTCGACAGCTATGCCAAGCCGCTGCGACATTTTGGCCGTCTCGTCCGCCAAATCAATGGTCGCTTTCATAAAATTTGTGATGGCCCTGACCGTAAACGCCGCGCCCAAAGCCACGCCGACGCCCTTAAATAATCTGGTCATCTTCTGCGTAGTCGTCTCCACATGCCGGCTGATCCGGTTCATATCCCGCTGCATTCGGGCAACATTTGCGCCTACTTCGACTATCAAGCTTGTGGCCATTTATTTCCCCAGCGCTATTTTAATATTTTCACTCAAGGCATCCGATGAGTCCCTGTGCTCTTTTTCTTCGGCCTCTATCAGAAAAAATGCCTGCCATTCCAGAAGCTCCCCGGCGTCCATGTTCGCGAGCAACTGCTTTACTGTCATTCCGAGCTCCCGCGCCAGGGCAAAGCAAAATTTTCGTCTGGCGCGGATTCGGAGTTTTTTTCCGCCATCTCCACATCCTCTTTGCCGGTCATGCCGTTTAGCCGCAGGGCCGCGCGATAGCAGTCATCCCAGAATTTGCCTGTCCGCTTACTCACGGCGTCCACATCCTTCATTGTGAATACGGGATTCCCTTTGTCGTCGCATATGGCACGCACGAGGAGTCGCGCCCGGATGTTTCTTCGGTTGTAGGAGACTTTCCCGCTGTTCGAGTCCACGATGTAATTCTCCGCCTCGTACTCGTCAAGATCGGCCATCGGCAAGGCCCTGATGAAGATATGTCCGTCATCCGGGCAATCGATTCGCTCAATTTTTGGCGCCGGCATGTTCAAGAGTGCGTTTTTGTCTAAAAGCATATGGCCTCCTTATTATGAAGTAATGCTGACGGGTACTTGCAGAATCCCGCTGTCGAAGCTACCCACAAGTGCAAGCGCCTCGGCTTGCACGGTCATGGTGTACGTCCCTATAATTCCCCCGCCAGTCGTATAAGTGAGAGTCGCCTGCGTGTCACTGTCTCTCGATATTGTGCTGATCACCAGGCCGGAGCCGTCATAATCGAATGTCCAGTTGTCAGTGTCCTCACTGTTGAGTGCTGCGGCAAACACATCCTCGGCAAGATCCAACACAAGTATTCCCGTCCCCTCATTGTATGCCGTGTGGATTATGAGGCGAGGCGAGTGATTGACATTGCCGTCAACCTCAAGGGTGATCGTCCCTTTGAGCTGCTGATTAACCGCCGCATTGACGACCATGCCGGTGCAATATGCGTCACAGGTGAGGATGGTCCCCGATGTATCGGTGAGGTAGATTTTCGCAACACGCTGAGTCCGGGAAAGCCGGTCTGCTCTGAGCGCCACCTGTGCGGCATCGTCCGGGATCCAGTTGACCTCTAATGTCACCTGCCCCTCGTCAAGAAGCCCCATGAGCTTCTCGGCACCCGTGCTTCCCAAATGCGAGATATCGATGACCGGGGCCGATCCCGTGGGACCGCCAATCGATATAACCTGGGCGATTGCGACATTATTCCACTTGATCACAACCCCCTGGGATTCAATAGCCATAGTTATCTCCTCTAATTCGCGCTATAAGTGACTTGTCCGGTGACCTCCAGCGTGATCGTCACCTTCAATTGCTGGTTGACTGCGCCTGATACCGAATATCCTGTCACGAATGCGCTGAATGCCGCTGTGTTGGCATCCGAAAAGGTGATGGTCGCCGCATGTGAAGTGCGCGCAAGCCGGGCCGTCTTGCAAGCGACCTGACCAGCGTCTGCGGGTAGCAGGTTGCATTCAAGCACTACCTGCCCCTCGTCAAGAAGTCCCATCAATTTCTCGGCCCCTGTGCTGGCAAGATTCGACACATCAATAACCGGCGCGGCTCCCGAAGGGCCTCCGATGGAAATAACTCCCCCGATGGTCTGGGTATTGAAAACAATCGCTGTGGTCTGTGATTCTATGGCCATTGTTATGCCCTCCCGTTGTGTTTCCAGGGCAAAGAAAAAGGGGAATAGCGTAAACCGGAAATTCCGGCGCAGAGTCTGCGCTACTCCCCTTATGCTCTGTCCTAAAGTTGATCAGACTTTAGTTAGCCCATTAATTTTATTTTACTTATAAATTATTGCCTTTTCATAATCAAAATCGGGGGAAATTTATCCCTCTAGTACCTCTAGGACTTTATGGAATATAATATCCAATAATATCAACCACTTACAAACCCTGTTTTTTAAAAAACTCTCAAAATAAGAAACTCTAATGATAACAATAATTTACACCAACCGAAAATGCGTTTTAAAGCCTTTTCAAGAATCCCCCGAAGGTACAACATATAGACTGTTTTTAACCTTCCATTTATTTCGGCCTCGCTATTCCATGAGCCTGTATTTTTCTTATATCCTCATCAAGACGATTTTTTACTGCGCTTGCTATTCGTTCGGCATTCTCGTCAAGCGCGGGGCGGATATGAGGTCTGTGCCTGCGCTCTCCCACTGGCTTTTTGAAGCCGTATTCATAAAGCCTGCCATACCAGCCCTTCCCTCGGTGGCCTATGCCGTATATCTGCGTGGTGCGCCAGTTAGCATGGCGCTTTTTTCTCACGATAATTGATTTAACAAGTGCGCCGCTATCATAAAGTCCGGCAGCTCTGGCATTCTTTCTCGCCCCGGTGCGAACTATTCTCGCACCCGCAGCGGCTGCCCGGGCAAGCGCACGACGAGCTATCTTGTCAGGCAACTTCAATAGTTCTTGCTCAAGCTCTTTCAGACCCTTAATCTCGAATATAATAGGCTCCATCACGGCGTCTCGTCATACCAAACAATGTAGTCTTGAGTCACCCTATACTCCTCAACCCCGGGCTCATAAAGATCAAGCTCACCATCCATCATGATGCCACCTATCCGGATACTCGCTATCGTCCCGCTGTAACCGTCAAGCGCCTGTCTTACAGCATCCGCAAGTGTCTTGATTCCCGTATATGTCGAAGCCCAAGAATCCACCTGTACCCGGGGATATGCAAGGCCGGAGGGACCTGCTATTGTCTGAATTCTCGGGCCGCTTACACGTGAGTAGGTAATTGCCGGCATATCAGGACTTTGCGGCAATTTCACGGGATAAATTCGTGTTGAAACCAGTCCGGATACCGTTCCATCCGCTACCAGAATTGCATAAATAGCTGCTTCCATTATTAGTTTTCAATTCTCCCTTGCAGCAACCACAAGCTCAAGCCCCTCACGTCTTCCCAGCTCAAGCACAGCTCTGATATTATAGTCTCTATCGCCATCAACAAGCCTGTGCTTCACATCAACATCGGCTCGCCAGCGGATAATGTATTTGCATTCGATAGTCGGGTTTGTCCTCTGTGCCTCCCAGCGTTCTGTCCCGCGCAGCTCCCGTCGCTGTGCCCAGATTGTATCGATTTCAACCCA